ATGATGATGCCTCAATCACGAATGCCTATGGAAGAAGGTGGGATCATGGACCTTGGTGGCATGGAAAAAGATTATAGAGCTGAAGGTGGGTTTGTACCTATTGGAGCCAAAGAAAAAGCAGATGATGTGCCTGCAAGATTAAGTGTAAATGAGTTTGTATTTACTGCAGATGCTGTTAGAAGTGCAGGTGGCGGAGATATAGATAAAGGCGCAGAAATTATGGAGAACATGATGAAAAATTTAGAAGCTGGTGGACAAGTGTCTGAAGAGTCACAAGGTATGGCTGGCGCTCAACAGATGTTTGAAACATCACAACGATTAAACGAGGTTATATAATGGCTGTACAACAATCACAAGCACTACCACCACAATATGTAGAAGACCTACAAAAAGATTATGGAACACAGTTAACTGCAACAACTGCAGCACCACTAGATACAAGTTTATTTGCACCTACAGTTGCTGGTCAAGATGCAGCTCAAACTTCAGCTTATAACTTAGCAACCAATCAAGGTATTGGTGCATTCTCACCTTACGTTACACAAGCAGGAGCTTATGATACAGCGGCGGCAAATAATTTAACGCAAGCAGGTGCCTTTGGTACTGCAGCAGGAGGTTTTTCAGGACCTAACGCTTACCAACAGTTTCAATCTCCCTACCAACAAGATATTATTAATGCGACACTAGGTGAGTACGACACACAATCTGCAAAAGGTTTAGCTGGCATTGGTCAAACTGCTGCTATGTCTGGTAATTTAGGTGGTGGACGTGAAGGTGTTATGAGATCTGAGTATCAAAACAAATCAGATTTAAATAGAGCACTGTTACAATCAGGATTATTACAACAAGGCTTTACTCAGTCTAATCAATTAGCTAATCAAGCATTTGGTCAACAACAAAATTTAGCAAATTTACAAATGAATTTAGGACAAGCGCAACAAGGTCTGTCTCAAAACCAACAAGGTATGGCTTCATTATTACCATCATTATATCAACAAGATATTAGTACTTTAGGAGCCGCGGGTGCAGGACAACAAGCTCAAGCACAAGCTCAAATAGATGCTACAAGAGAACAGGAAAGACTAGAAGCTTACGAGCCATATGAAAGATTAGGTTATCTTGGATCAGGAATTGCTAGTATTGCATCAGGTGCACCAGGACAATATCAATCTATGGTAACACCTAACCCTACACCATTACAAACTGCACTAGGAATAGCTTCAGTTGGTGGAGGACTAATGGGTAACTATGGTGACTTTTTAAGAGGACAAAAAGCATAATGAATAACATGTACAAAAGACCTATGTTTAGAAAAGGTGGATCTGCTGAAGGTGGAATTACATCTGGCTTACAGAGACCTGGTTATAACGTGGGTAATAGAGTTACAGAAGTTATGGATGAAATGAAAACATCTATGCCTCAAAGATCATCTAAAAGAAACTTCAATGATTTTTTAATTAACTTTGGTTTAGACATTGCATCAAGACCATCAGCAGGTTCCGGTTTTGGTGGGTTATTAACTACTGCAGCACAATCAGCTAAAGATCCTTTTGCACAGTTTCAACAATCAAGAGCAGCGAATGAAGGCTTTGAAGATAAGTTAGCGCTTGGTGCTTATGACGTAGTCAAAGGTGAACAAGCAGCAACAAAAGATTTTGAACAGAAAAAAGATTTAATTAAATTAGAAGCAAAGCTTAACCCTAAACTTAAAAAAGTATTTAGAGAAGAGATACCTGAAGTTAGAATAAATGAGTATGCAGACTCTCTAGGCGAAAATGATTTTGATTTTATTAAAAACAATTCAAGACAAATTGCATCAGACATTGTAACTTATAATGTATTCAAAGAAAAAAATCCTGACTCTGGTCCATCTAAAAAAGATTTTAGAGGTATACTTCCTTATCAGTATGATAAAAAAGGAAAACCCGTACCTAATTACGAAACTATTATAGTAGGACAAGTTTTTTATAATCCCGAAGACGGTTTATTCTACGAAAGAGTAGCTGAAGAAGGTATTATCGGAACAGATTTTAAAGCACTTGATCCTTTCACATACGATTAGGAGATTAAATGGCATTAAGATCAGGTGTAGGAATCATACAAGATCTGGACGAAGAGAAAGGCAAAAAGAAAACTGTCGAACGTACCGTACGAGGTAGTAAAATTAAAACTACTGAAGTTGATAAGTCAGAAGTAGGTGGTGTAACCTCTGCTGTAGCCGGCATTGGTTCTGGATTAGTTAAAACTGTAGAAGGTGTTGTGTCTCTTGGAGCAGAGCTCATGGACCTCGGAGCAGGTCAGATGTTAAATTTACCTAGCACTAAAGGCTCGGTTGTAAGTGTGGCGGAAGACGTAGAAGAATTTTTTGATACGATAAATGTTTTTGAAGAAACAGCAGAAGCTAGAGCCGCTGGTAAAATTACACAGGCTTTAGTTCAAATAGGTGTACCTGCAGGAGCAGGTTCCAAACTAGCACTTAAGTTAGCAAACAAAGCTATCAAAGCAAAAAAAGCTGGTAACTATGCTAACGTTATGGGTAAAAATGCTCAAAAAGGAATTAAGAAAGCTAAGGAATTAAACAAACTTACAGGTAAAAAAAGATTTGGTGCATTAGTTTTAGGTGGTGCAGCTGGTGAAACTTTAGTAGGCGACACGGAAGACATAGGAACTTTTGGTGATGTATTTGAAACAAATTTTGGACCTTTTTCACAATTAGATAGAGAGAAAAAAGAAAATATATCAGAAGATGCCACTAGAAAACTTATGAATAGATTTAAGTTTGCAGGTGAATCTTTGTTTGTAACACCTTTTGTATATGGCGTTGGAACAGGAGCCAAATGGTTAGCTAAACAAGGAAAAGAATTAGCTTATAGTAGTTCCAGAATAGCTAGAGGTTTAGATAAATTTGGTGCAATCTTTAGGGCAAGATCCAGTAAACCTGAAGAAGTTTTCTTATCTAAAATGAAAGAAAACGCACGTAAGATGGCTGATACTAATTTTTCTATGGAACAGGTAGCAAGAATAGATAAAATAACCAACAAATATTTTCCAGCGACTAAAAAATTTTTAGATAAAACAGGTGAGCCTGGAAGAAAAAAATTCTTATCTGATCTAGATAAAACATTGTTTAAAGGTGATCTTAACAAAGAAGGTTTAGATAAAACTTTACAGTCATCACTTTTAAAACAAATGAATAAAGCTGAAGTTCCATTACCAGATCAATCTATTATATTTAAAGGATTAAAAGACACACGTAATAAATTCAAAGAACTGTTAGAAATTACAGCGGGTGGACCTGGAGCTAAAGTAGATTTACCTGCCGGTGTGGCTGTAGATCTTAGAGCTTTAATGGGTGACAGGATTAAAAATTATATTGGTAACACTTATGAAATGTTTCAAAATAAAGAAGCCGGTTTATTTAATAGATTTAAACCTGCTATTAAAGATAAAGAACAAGTCTCTGAAATGTTTATGAGATATGCTGCTAAAAATAAAAACCCTATTAATGATTTTGAAGCAGATCAAATGGTTGATGATCTTATAAATTCTGCAAGAAACATGGATCCTAAAAAAGATACACTACCTACATTTGCATATCAGAACTTAACTAAGAGTGCAGACGATGCATATAATATTAAAACTTTTGCTCAAACATTAACTAAAGAAAGCACCGACGGAGATAAAACATTAAAGGTTATAGGTAAAGGAAGCAAAGCTTTTAGAAAATTATTTGGAGAAGTAGAAGATGTAAGACATTCTATATTCGAAGGAGTTAATAGACTATCTGTGGTTGCTAGAAAAAATCAAATGTTGGATGAAGTATTAGACACGGATGAAGCTATGAAGGCTGTAGTTAAAGCCGACACACCTGCAGGTCAAAGAGGATTCTTTCATTCAACACCACTAGAAGCAAGAAGAGCTTTTGGAGATATACCTGGCGATGAGATTGTAAAAATTGATCCTTACGTTGAAAATTATTTTAAAGATGGTTTATTAGTTAATAGATTACAAGGCATGTATACAACAAGAGCTATTGCTGAAGGTTTTGATAATGTATCTAAACTACAAGAATTTATGAGAGGTGAAACTGGTGGAGCTTTAGGTAAAACTTTTTCATGGGCGTGGCGTAATTTATTATTAACACCTAAAGCTGGAGCTCAATACGCTAAAACAATTTTATCAGTGCCCACTCACATTAGAAACTTTTTAAGTTCTGGTGCATTTGCATTAGGTAATGGTACATTATTTGAGAATCCACAGTTAATGAAAGAAGCTATGCAAAGAGCAGGAGCTACAATTCAAATTGGAATTAGAAATCCATTGTCTATGGAACGTTACAGAAGATACTTGGAACTTGGTGTAACTAACACGAACACACGGCTTGGTGATCTTAGAAACTTAATGAAAGACATAAGATTTGGCGACGGTAATATAGCAACTGACAGCGTGTTAAGACCAATGTTAAATTCTTTAGGTGCTTTAGGTAAAGGAGTTAAAAAAGGTGCTAAGTTTATGCAAGATGCTTATGTTGCGGAGGATGATTTTTGGAAAGTGTTTAACTTTGAAGTTGAGTATGGAAGAATATTTAAAGTTAACAAAGATAAATTATTAAAAATGTCTAACGAACAAATGGAAGAAATGGCTGCTAAGATAGTAAGAAATACTGTACCTAACTATGCATATGTTGGTGACCTTGTAAAATCGGCAAGGATGACACCTTTTGGTAACTTTATGTCATGGCCATCAGAAGTTTATAGAACAGGAGGAGGCATTGTAAAACAAGCATTAGAGGAAATAGCAGATCCTATTACTAAAAAAATTAACCCTGTTACCAGTAAAAACCCTATGAAAGCTATCGGTATGAAACGATTAGTTGGAATGACAATGGCAACACTAGCTCTTCCTTATGGAGTTATTAAAGGTTCACAAGCAATTTTCGGTGTTAGTAATGAAGAAGCAGATGCAGCTAATGATTTTGTTGCACCATGGGCTAAAGACTCACAAAAAATATACATGCGAGATCCAGAAACAGATGAACTATATTACATAGATTATAGTAAAAATAATGTTTACGATACTTTAACAAGACCTTTTCAAACAATACTTAGAAACGTGCAAGAAGGTATAGAAGATGAAGAAATTTTATTAAAAGGTTTTGCTCAAGGTATAGCACAAGCTGCAGGTAATATTGCTGAACCGTTTGTATCTGAGTCTATGTTTACAGAAGCGTTTATGGATATTTATTCTAGAAACGGAACGACAAATGAAGGTGTAGAATTGTATTCTGATCAAACTCCTGAAGCTGAAAAATATCAAAGAATATTTAAACATTTAGGTAGAACTTTAGTTCCTACAATAAAACCTTTTCAAAGATTAGGTAAAGCAATTACAGATACACCAAGTTCTACAGGAGATTTTTTTGAAATAGGTACTGAAATGGCTGGTATCATGGGATGGAAACCAGTTAAGGTTGAACCCGAAAGAGCATTGGGTTTTTACATTTATGATTTTCAAAGAGGTATATCTAAAGCAAGAAAAGAATTTACAGGTGGACCTGAAGGTCTATTAAAAGGAGGACCTAAAACTCCGCAATCAGTTATTGAAAGATTATTTGTATCTAACCAAGCTTCGTTTGAAGTACAAAAAGAAATGTTAAGACATTTTCAAAACGCACAAAAAATAGGAATGTCTAGATCACAAATTAAAAAGTCATTAGAAAAAAGAGGTATACCTGAGTCTACTATTGATGATTTGTTTAGAGGAGATTTTAAATTCTTTTTTCCATCAGAAGCAATCCAAGATAGGTTTAAAGAAATTTCAAGAGAAACTGGAACACCAAATCCTTTTTTACAAGCAAAAGGAATTCTTAATAGTATGAAAGGTGCATTTAAAGGTTTAAGTCTGTACAGAGATTTTCCGTTAACGCTTGAAGATTTTATGCCACCAAGTAATACATACGACGATCAATCTAGTTTACAAACACCACCGCTAGGTGACACACCAATGCCGGCAAAAATGGCACAGAATAGTCAACAAAAAGATCCAATAACTAACTTGACATCAACTCAGACTGCATTACTATCGCCGATGGAAAAGGTAATTGCGAGCAAAAAATCATAATGGCTAAAAATATTGCACTAACAAAAATAGAATCACATGAGAAACTGTGTAGAATTATGCAGAAACAAACTCATGAGAAAATTAAATCAATAGAGAACCAGATTTGTAGAATCGAAACAATTTTACTAACATCTGTTGGAGCTTTGATCACCGGTATGGCTGGAATGATCTACATGTTAATCACAAAATAGGAAAATCATGCAACTATCTAAACATTTTACTTTAGAAGAGATGACACGGTCTATGACAGCAGTTCGTAAAGGAATTAACAACATTCCAGGACCAGGAGAGATTAAAAACCTAGGAAACCTCTGTTATGAGGTCTTAGAGCCCACTAGAGCACACTTCGACAAACCATTAAGCATCAGCTCGGGATACCGCTCAGAGGCGCTCTGCGAAGCGATAGGGAGCAAAAAAACCTCACAGCACGCACTTGGGTGCGCGGCCGATTTTGAAATCAATTCCGTGCCCAATATTAAGGTTGCTTATTGGCTGACCAACAACGTTGACTTTGATCAATGCATTCTCGAGTACTATAAACCCGAAGATGACCAGGCAGGATGGATCCACGTGTCTTATGACGCTAAAGGATCTAACAGAAAACAGATATTAACTTTTGATGGTAAAAAATACACCGAAGGTTTGCCAGAAATGAAATGGTCCGGTGGTAAAGTAGTCGGTTAAGTTTATGTTAAATAATTTATTAGTACATAAACATCTTATCATTCGTGCAGAAGCAATGCGCGCTCCCACAGATGAAAAAAAATTAAAAGAATGGTTTGAAGAATTTATAAAATCAATTGATATGAAAATATTTATGGGTCCTTATGTTAAGTATTGTGACATGCCTGGAAACCGTGGAATTACAGCAGTTGCAATCATTGAAACTTCACACATTGCCATGCATATTTGGGACGAAGTTAGTCCGGCACTTATGCAGTTTGATGTCTATAGCTGCGGTGAATTAGATGTAGAAAACATATGTAATAAAATTAAAGAAGATTTTGAAATTACAAAAATAGAGTACAAATTTTTAAATCGAGAAACAGGACTCCAAGACATTTCCTGAAATAAAATTACAGCGCGCCTCACGCGTATATCCTATTAAATCCATGATCTCAATTCTTCACCTAAAACTTCTGATGCTATGTTTATTTTTCTACGTAGAGCTTTTACGATTTTTTCATCCACAGTGTCGTCCGCCATTAAATCAACATAAGTTACTGATTTTTTTTGGCCGATTCTGTGTGCTCTGTCTTCTGACTGTAATCTTTTTTCTAAGTCATACCCGTTAGAATAGTAGATTACGGTGTTTGCAGCTGTTAAAGTTATTCCATAGCCGCCCGTAGCCGGTGTTCCAACAAAGAATCGACACTTAGGGTCGTCCTGAAATTTTTTAATATTATCTTGTCGGTGTTCTTTAGGTGTTAACCCATAATAATCAACAATGGATCCCGGACCATAGACCTTTTCTACTTCTTTAATTATATTTTTAATATCATGTTGATAGTGAGCCCAAATAATTGCTTTGCCTTCAGTCTCCTCAAGAATATTCATCAATTCAGTAACTCTATTATTTTTTATAGTTTGTAACGAACCATCGTCAGCTGTAAAATGACCACATGTTATTTGATGCAATCTCATTAGTTGAGTTAGAGTATTAACTGTTGTTGTTTGTTTACCATTAAGAATAGCAATAGCTTCTTTTTTCATTTGATCATACAATCTACGTTGATCTGGAGTTAATTGTATTTGGCGTTTAATAAAAATTTTATCTGGTAGATCTAAACAATCTTCTTTTAATACACGATAAGAAAAATTCTTTAGTTTTTCAGATAACTCACCTAAGTTTTTAAAACCATTAACAATTTGTATTTGTCTACCATGCATATGCAAAGTTTTCATTTGCGCATATCTATTTCTAAAAGAGTAATATGATTGAAAATCTAGTAACCATGGACTTAAAAAATCACACTGAGTGTATAGATCTAATGGGTTTTTAGTGACAGGAGATCCTGTCATAATTCTTCTATATTTTGCATCTTTTGACAAATTTAAAATGTTTTTAGTTCTTTGAGCAGTAGGTGTTTTAATAGTGGTTGATTCATCAATAGCCATTAATGTGTTGTGACAAGACATAAATTTAGCTGCAAACGCTTTACCTTTATCTGTACTAAAAGCTTCAACATTCATAATTATAATATGTAAACCTTCACCTTCAGCAAATAAACTATCTAAACTTTCTTGTTGTTTTTTAGTAATGTTCGCTTGCCACAAAACAGTCACATTTTCTATGTGATCAGGTAAGTGAGTTGGTAATTCATTATCATACCACGTACCTACAACACCTTTAGGTGCAATAATTAAAGCACCATTAACTTTACCTTTGTCATAAAGCATGGCTAAGTTATCAATTAATACTTTTGTTTTACCAGTACCCATTTCCATAAAATAGGCATATGTTTCTCTATTCCACGATTTTTCTAACGCAGTCATTTGATGTGCGTAAGGTTTTGTCTTAAATTTATAATCCATAATTTTTCTTCTTTCTACTTGACAAGATAACAAGTCATAACTATATTGTCAAGCATGAAAGAAAATAAAGTTTACGTCATCCAAGAAATTGCTGGTACTGCTGAAGGCAGACCTAAAATAAATATTATGGGCGCATCAAAATATGGTGAGTTTGTTTTTTTATTACCAGAGTTATCTCAAATAATATTTTCTCCTGGTCCATTAATTTTTAAACTTAGAAAAATGTTAAAAGATTTTACATCAGAAGATCATTTATTATTAACTGGAGATCCTGCAATTATTGGTGTAGCGTGCTCAATAGTTTCTGACATGACTAATGGTAAATACAATTTACTAAAGTGGGATAAACAAGAAAGACAATATTATCCTATTGCGATTAACTTATATGAAAGAGGAAAGATAGATGAGTAACATTGACTTTGAACAAGACCAAGAAAAGTTGTTAAACAAAACAGGAAACATTCAATCGTTAGCTGACCAAGTAGAAAAATTAGATAACCTAGCTAAAGAAATTGAAGCAGCTGAAGATGTATTAAAACAACGTAAAAAAAATTATGACTATTTATCGTCAGAAGTAATTCCAACCATGATGGCAGAGATGGGTTTATCTCACCTTAAACTTATGGATGGATCTTCGGTAGATGTTAAACCAAATTATAGTGCAAGCATAACCATAGCAAATAAAGATGCTGCATTTCAATGGCTTCGAGACAATAACCTAGGTGATATAATCAAAAATGAGATATCCGTATCATTTGGACGTAACGAAGATAACAAGGCGGCTGATTATGCCAACCTTGCATCTGAGCGTGGGTATCAACCAACACAAAAGTTGAAGGTTGAGCCCATGACTCTAAAAGCGCTAGTTCGGGAGCGATTAGAAAACGGCAAAGAAATGCCTACTGAACTTTTCAACGTATTCGTTGGAAATAAAACAACAATAAAAAGGAAACAATAAACATGAACCAAGTAGTAAAAAAAGAAGAAGGTGCATTAGCAGTCAATATGTTTGAAGCTGATGCAGACAAAGGCTCTCAGAATATGACGCAAGATGATCTTGCATTACCATTTTTGAAAGTTTTAGGACAATTATCTCCTGAAGTAAATAAAGTACACGCAAGATATGTTAAAGATGCTGAACCAGGCATGATTATTAACAGTGTCACAAACGAACTTTATGATGGCGCTAAAGGAATAAATGTATTGCCAGTATTCTATGAAAGAAAATTAATAGAATGGCAAGACAGAGGAGCAGGAACTGGAGCACCCGTTGCAATACACGACGCTAGTTCTGATATTATGAGTCAAACCACTCGTGATAAATCCTATAAAGATAGATTGCCAAATGGTAATTACATCGACAACACTGCAAATCATTATGTAGTAGTGTTAGGTGATTCACCACAAACTGCTTTACTTTCTATGAAAGCGACTCAATTAAAAATTAGTCGTAAATGGAATTCCATTATGATGGGAATTAAATTGCAGGGTAAAAATGGTTTATTTACACCGCCAACATATAGCCACATTTACAATCTAAAAACTGTTCAAATGTCAAATGACAAAGGAACATGGTTTGGTTGGGAAGTATCTAAAGTTGGTCCGGTTGAAGATCAAAGTGTTTATGGGATTGCAAAATCTTTTGCTGAACAAGTTGGCAAAGGTGACGTGCAAGTTAAACACGGATCAGACGAATCAAAAACAGATTCACCATACTAAATAAAATCCTAGGAATAGGCGTGGAAGCGAGAGTGGAAACGCCTATTAAAAATTATGTTTAAAAAAATATTTAAAGGTTTAGAGCGTGCTCACGGCTGTACTAAAGTAAGTACTCAAGGTGAAGTAGGTGTTAAATTAAAAGGACAATCATTTGTAGTACGTAGACCCGTAACAAATGAGTTGTGGGAAGATCATTTAAAAGGTGTTCAAAGTTTAGGTATCATTCCAATTAATGAAGATAACCAATGTGTATGGGGTTGTGTAGACATAGACTCATATGCAGGTTTTGATCATAAAAAATTAATAGATAAAATCAAACAATTTAAACTACCATTACTTGTGTGTAGGTCCAAGAGCGGCGGTGCTCACGTGTTTCTCTTTTCAGAAGAACCCGTAGCAGCAGAAAGCATGAGAGATAAGTTAACAGAAATAAAAACACTACTAGGATACGGCGGTTCAGAAGTATTTCCAAAACAAATTCAATTAAAATCATCAGACGATACCGGTAATTTTTTAAACTTACCTTACTTTAATGGTAATCAATCAACACGTTATGCTTTTAAAGGTGATGGCGATGCTGCAACTTTAGAAGAGTTTTATGAGTTGTATGATTATGTTAAACAAAAAGACATTACTAAAATAAAAATAGAAAGACCTAAGTCTGAGTATGATGATGCACCACCGTGCATAGAACTTATGGCACTAAATAAAATACCTGAAGGTGGCCGTAACAACTCTATGTTTCATTTTGGTGTGTATGCTAAACAGAAGTGGCCAGCAGAATGGAAAAGTAAGATGACTATGTTTAATATACAAGCATCAACTACACCACTAAGTGAGTCTGAAGTAGATATTATTAAAAGACAACATGAGAAAAAAGAATGGGGTTACAAATGTAATGATACTCCAATGTGTAACTTGTGTGATAAAAAATTATGTAGAACTAGAAAGTATGGAATAGGTGAAGAAATAGTGTTTCCTTCACTAACTGATTTACAAAAAATTAAATTAGAGAAACCGTATTACTATCTTAATGTAGATGGAGAAAGATTACACTTAGAGAATGTTAAGTTTTTAAAACAACAAAGTTTATTTCAAGAAGCTGTGATGGAACAATTAGATTTTATGCCACCAACAGTTAAACCTAAAGATTGGATTAATATTATAAATCCATTAATGAAGAACCACGAACCAATAGATCCACCAGAAGGTGTAACTACACAAGATCAATTAAAAAATCATTTAGAAGAGTATTGTCTAAACAGACAAGTATCTACAGATAAAAACGATCTTAAAAAAGGTGGTGTATGGACTAACGAAGGCAACCACCATTTTGTGTTTGACAGATTTTACAATCAATTTTTAATTAGAAAACGTTGGGACATAAACTATCAACGTACAGCGCAAATGTTAAAAGAAACGTGTGACTGTGATGACAAACGTATCGGCAAAGAAAGAATATCTGTATTTGTAGTCAAACAATTTGACAAAAGAATTGATGAATACAATAAAAAAGAATTAAAACCAAAGGATATATTTTAATGATAACAGAACAATTATGTTTATGGGAAGATGATAAACCTAAAATTAAAAATGTTGATTACGTAGATTTACATACACTTCCTGATGATCCTGCTCGAACAAAATATGGAGATGGAGATCTTCAATACAAAGATATTCCTGTTGGAAAATATTTTATATTTAGAACCGGAGGATATAGTACATACCATCCTGAACTAGGAAAAGTTTTTCCCTATGTTCAAAATCAATTTACTGGAAAAATTAAGATACCAAAGGCAGCTGCAACAGATATGTATCCAAAAATTTCTATTAGCACTAATAAAAAACCTTTCTTGTCTAAAATGCATAGATTATCTTTATTAGCTTTCTTTCCTCTTCCACATGATTTTTATAACAAAAAATTTAATTGGGTAGGTGACCATATTGATAGAAGTAAGGACAACTATCAACTTTATAATCTTAGGTGGGCTACAACATCACAAAATAATAGTGGTACTAGAGCAGATACTGTAGAAGTACAAAAAGCAATTGGAGAGTTTTATTTAAAAACTAGGAAAATATGAGAACAATTGTATTAGGACCACCAGGTACGGGTAAGACTACAACTTTGTTAAAAAAAGTAGATTCATATTTAAAAAATACAGACCCAGATAAAATAGGTTACTTTGCATTTACACAGAAGGCGGCTCACGAAGCAAGAGACAGAGCCATGAGAGATTTTAATTTAGGTGAGGATGATCTGCCATACTTTAGAACCCTACACTCACTTGCTTTTAGAAAATTAGGATTGAAAAAAGATCAGGTCATGCAACCAAGACACTATAAAGATCTTGGAAACAAGTTAGGGTTTCCGGTAACATACGCTGACTATCAAGAAGACCAAGGTGGTATCTTTACTTCAGACAGTGAGTACTTAAGAATCATACAGTTAGCACAACTTAGAAACATAACACCGGAACAGCAGTTTGATTTAGCTGAACACACACAGGACCTGGAAAGAGATCAATTAAGAATTATAGCTAATGAATTAATAAGATACAAAAAAGAATATAACTTAATAGATTTTAATGACATGATACTAGACTTTGTAAAATCTGATCTATCACCTAAGTTTGATGTAGTGTTTATAGATGAAGCACAAGACTTATCTTTAATGCAATGGGACATGACAAGATCTATTTGGAATAAAACAACAGATTCTTTTATAGCGGGTGATGATGACCAAGCTATTTTTAGATGGGCTGGTGCAGACGTAGATTCTTTTATAACTTTAAAAGGTGACTATTATCCGTTAACACAGTCTTATAGAATACCGGCTAGAGTACACCACTTAGCTATGGGTATTATAAGTAAAATTAAAAATAGAATTGATAAAACATGGCAACCAAAAATTAACGAAGGAACATTACAAAGACATTTTGAAGTAGAGAGTATAGACATGTCACAAGGAGATTGGTTGGTGTTAAGCAGAACTAGACACATGCTTAATGACATTGAAGAATCTTTATACAGAAAAGGTTTATATTATTCTAATAAATACAAAAGAAGTTATGAAAGAGATATACAAGATGCAGCGATCAATTGGGAAAACTTACGTAAAGGTGTGCCGTTAGACTACAAACAAATAGATAAAATATCTAAACAAATGAGTCCAGAACATTGGGAAAAAAATAAATTATTAGGTATGACCAAAGGTTCTTTTCATAGTTTAGAATCATTACAAACTGATTTTGGATTAAAAACAAACTCTGTTTGGTATGAAGCTTTTGACAATGCAGGTCAGACTAGAGTAAACTATTTACGTAAGATGAGAAAGAATGGGGAGAAGTTAAATGAAAAACCTAGAATAGAACTGTCAACTATACATGCAGCTAAAGGTGGTGAAGCAACAAACGTTGTGTTGCTAACAGACCTTACTGAAAATACTATGAAAGGTTATGAAAGAAATCCAGACGATGAGAATAGATTATTTTATGTAGGTGCAACTAGAACAAAAGAAAACTTACATATTGTTGAACCAAAAAAATATGAAAAAGGATATATATTATAATGTGTGAATGTAGTTACTGCGAAAATATGAGGATGACAGCTGAGTTTAGTGTGGCTGTTTTTATAACATGTACAATAACAATAGGATGGTTTTTATGACGAACAAAGATATGTTTGTGGACACCTTTCCACAAAGTAAACAAATTGGAGGATCTCATTACAAGAAATTTAAAATTCAACCTTATGAATTTATTTCAAAGAATGATCTTTCATTTTTTCAAGGCAATGTAATTAAATATGTTTGTCGCTATAAAAATAAAGCCGGCATACAAGACTTAGAAAAAGTTAAACATTACTGTGATTTAGAAATATTAAAACTAAAGGATAAAAAATAATATGAGACAATTACCATTATTTACAGCACAAACAGAATGGCTACCACCAGAAAATTTTCCAGACTTATCAAAACACGATGAGATTGCAATTGACTTAGAAACTAAAGATCCAGATTTAATGAAGATGGGTTCCGGTTCAGTATCGGGTAATGGAGATGTGGTAGGAATTGCAGTGGCTGTAGAAGGTTGGCGTGGATATTATCCCATTGCTCACGAAGGTGGTGGCAACATGGATCGTAAAAAAGTATTAAAATGGTTTCAAGAAGTATTAAACTTACCATCAGCTAAAATCTTTCACAACGCCATGTATGACGTTGCTTGGATTAGATATCTAGGTTTAAATATTAACGGTAAAATAATCGATACAATGATTGCATCGGCTTTAGTTGATGAAAATCAAATGCGTTATGATTTAAACAATTGTGCTAAAAGATATACTGGAAAAGGTAAGAATGAAAGTGATTTATATGCAGCTGCCAAAGATTGGGGTGTTGACGCTAAGGCAGAAATGTATAAACTACCTGCCATTTATGTAGGTGCCTACGCAGAACAAGACGCATCGGTTACATTAGATCTTTGGAAAGAACTTAAAAAAGAAATAGATCATCAAGATATAAATTCTATTATGGATATGGAAACAGAATTGTTTCCTTGTTTAGTTGATATGAAATTTAAAGGTGTGTGCGTCGACGTTGAAGCAGCTCATGTCCTAAAGAAAGACCTAGCATTACAAGAAGGTAAACTGATCCAAGCAGTACGAAAAGAAACAGGAATAGAACCTCAAATATGGGCCGCAAGATCCATTGCTCAAGTTTTTGATAAATTAAATTTAGAGTATGATAGAACGGAAAAATCACAGGCACCATCTTTTACTAAAAACTTTTTGCAAAATCATCCTCACCCATTGGTGAATAAGATTGCTCAAGCTAGAGAGATTAATAAGGCTCATACTACGTTTATTGATACCATATTAAAACACTCACATAAAGGTAGAATTCATGCGGATATTAATCAACTTAGGTCCGATAACGGAGGTACTGTAACCGGTAGATTCTCATATTCTAACCCTAATTTACAGCAAATACCTGCTAGAAACAAAGATCTTGGACCACGAATCAGGGCTCTATTTATACCTGAGAAGGACCATACATGGGGTTGTTTTGATTATTCTCAACAAGAGCCTAGGCTGGTAGTCCATTATTCAGCTTTACAAAATCTCTATGGAGTAGAAGAAGTGTTAGAAGCATATCGCGATGGAGATGCAGACTTCCATACGATCGTTGCTGAAATGGCAAACATACCTAGAACTCAAGCTAAAACAATTAACTTAGGATTGTTTTATGGTATGGGTAAAAATAAATTACAAGCAGAGCTTGGTATATCTAAAGATAAATCGGATGCTTTGTTTAGACAATACCATGACAAGGTTCCATTCGTAAAACAACTTATGGATAATGTAAGTCAAAGAGCACAGAGTGCTGGTAGAGTTAGAACTTTACTTGGTCGTTTGTGCAGGTTCCATTTGTGGGAGCCTAATCAATTTGGAATACATAAGTCCTTGCCGCATGACGCAGCGCTCTTGGAACACGGACCAGGGATTAAGCGAGCATTTACATACAAAGCTTTAAACAAATTAATACAAGGATCAGCAGCTGACATGACTAAGAAAGCTATGATTGATTTGTATAAAGAAGGTATTGTACCACATATACAAGTACATGATGAACTTGATATATCAGTTGAGAGCCCAGAACATGCTCAAAAAATAAAAGATATCATGGAATCTGCTGTTGACTTGGAAGTACCAAACAAAGTAGACTATGAATCAGGTCCTAATTGGGGCGCAATAAAAGGTTAATTTATGGCTTACTTAAATGCAAATATTCCTGTACAATACGCCCAAATAAAAAGGGAGTATTTATATGATCTTAAAAAACATAAAGGCGAAGTGGAAGAGTGTCTCATCTTTGGTGTCACGTCTCTTACCGGACGAGCTATATTGTTCCATGCCATCATGGAAAACGGTGCAATCTTTTATCGTTTACCCATATCGGCTTTTATTCAACGTGGTTATGACCCCGAGTCTGTTCCGATTCAAAGACTTGATGAACTGGAATTGTGGAATAGTTTTTCTTATTACCCTGCTGTTACTAGTTGGGATATTTTAACAGCCGCATCCGGCAAATATATTGGTAAAGATAAGAAATGGTATCACGGTAAATATTTATTTACAGTTGACTGGGCACACCCAGATGCTAATATACTAAATTCTGATCATTCAGAAATTCCGCACGAACACAAGTGCGCACACATAATTGCGTTAGACA